ATCATGTGTTACACTCAACCAAATAGTGTGCAACAATCTGTCTTCCAACTTGTGCATATGCACGGTGTTATCAATAATATAATCTGTGATCTCACGTACCAAGCCATCCTGAAGTTCTGATAACGATTCGCCTCGAATACCCGGCCAGTGATACTCATCAAATACCCAACGCAACAGTCTATCATCATCTCCGACTAATACGCGCCATCTATCAATGAGGTCCACAATGTCCCACAAATCTTGCGTTTTCAGTAGGGTGATTAAACCAGCTAGACCGCCACCCTCACATTTCATGCTCAGGCGTATGGCCATTAAATTGTTAGGTCGTAGCCGTGCCCAGCAATTCCGTAACCGTCCACAGGATGATTGTTCTCCGCTAAAGATGCGCTTACACGCTACCATTATCTGTCCTGGATCCACGGGAATATAAGCAATTGTGGGTGACACTCTCATTGAACTACGGGGGTTAAGCCACTGATAACCGTCTAAGGCATATTTCCTCCTAACAATTATGGGGGGCCAACACTTTGCGTAGACCGCGGCAACAATGGTGTTCTTAACGACCCCTAGTTCGCGAGGACCTAATTTAGTAGTTAGTCGTAGCGCTGCCTGTGCTGCAGATTGTACGCCTGGGCCGACCATTTCCGTCAGTTGTTGCCAGCCCAAGGTCGCTTTTACGGTGCGTAAACGCTCATAACTACCCCGAGACCAAGAGAATTCGCGCCCATCGAAACTTGCGAGTCCACAACCACCAAGATCCGGGTGAGCAGTTAGCCAGTCCATTGTTGGTGCGACTGTCCTACCGTATACTCGAGCACCACACAACGGCCTGGCCAAACGGGTCCACCATCTTTCAACGTCGAAAGTGGCCCCACGACGGTGTAACTTGCTTAATTGCTCATAAAGAGAGCGGCTCTTATCAGCAATGGATCCACCCGCTGATAAGTCCCATTCACCACTCACCAGATTTGGTATTGCTCGATTCAGATAGCCTCGAAGCCCACCGGCACGATACTCCAACCGCAAGAATTCGCCATGCTTGTCCAACTCGATCTTCATACCCTGACCAGTGTAGCCAATAGCATTCACCATCATAGAAACCCCGGCTAGGTCGCGCCATCGAGGCCCGGTGTAGAAGACATCATCACCGAGTTTGTGTTTAAGATCAAGTGCGACTGGGAAATGCCAACTATCGAGAAGATCCACTGCGAGATGCATGTACGTTGCATTGCAAATAGTGTTGGTCACAGTCGTAAGACGGAGTCCGGTGACAAGGGCGGTGTCGGCAACAGCAATGCTATCACTGTTGGCATCAACTAGCACCGTATTTAGCCGAGCAGTGGACAGATAGTCAGCGACTCGTACGTAATCGGGCTCCGGTCTGATACCACCGGTGGCACGCGCCCGGCCGATTTGTTTAATCAAATAAGCTTGCGTGCGTAAAGTATGGTAGTAATTGAAGTCGTGAAAGTCGTACGACAAGATCCAAGACTCGTCACTAGAAGCGTTCAATCGTTGAGCAGCCATTTTAGTCGCAGCCGCACCCCCAGAAGTAATTTGCATTCCATCGATTCCAGTCAAGCCGTCTTCAAACCCAGAACTCAGGTAGGCTTCCAAG